CAACGGCCAAACATACGGACTAATGTCAGACGCTCCACCATATGTATCAAATGATCCTAACTACGGTTATGGTAGATATATGCAGGCTACAGGAAGCGGTTCAGCACACGATCACGGTGCAGTCGGAACATCATTTAACGGTAACGCTTTTAACATTAACGTAACATATGTTGATGTTATTATCGCAACTAGAAGCTAAGGAAAAATAAAATGGCAACTCTTGCAACTGGATCAACAATGAACAGCGTGCCTATTTTGGCACTTCCATCAGGAACAGTTATGTGTTTCCAACAAACTAGCTCTCCTACAGGGTGGACTAAAATCACCAGCTATAATGATGCACACATTCGTATAGTAAACGGTAGTGTTAGTACAGGTGGCAGTGTATCATTTAGCTCATGCATGTCATTACAAGCAGTCGGCGGCACAGTAACAGTTACAACAAATGCAATGACCCTATCAACCGGTCAAATGCCAAGTCATGCACACTGGTGTTCTGCTGCCAACATCGATGACTATAACTTTAGTGGTAGTCCTGGTAACGGACAAAATCATGGATTAGTAAGTGATGCTGGCGGCTATACATCTAACGATCCAAATTTTGGAGCTGGACGATACGGACAAGGATCCGGTGGTGGCGCCTCACATGATCACGGACAGGTCTCGGCAGGCTTCAGCGGAAATAATATAGATTTAAGGATCAAATACGTAGACTGTATTCTAGCCAGTAAGAGTTAATTAATATGAAATTTACAGTTATCGCCGACGATTGTACAGCATATATTAATACTGTTCCTTTACGTATAGATGTATCTGAGATACCGGATAACGTGCATGCATTACAGTATAATTTAGAAACAAATAAAGGAAGAATCGAGTTTAAAATGAATGAAGATGAGATTAGACCTGATAATTTAATAATTGATAATTTGCCCGAATGGGGCAACGAGATACTTAAAAAGTATCAGTGGGAACAGCTTAAAGGTAGTAAATTTTTTTAGGATAAGAAACAATGGCAACATTATTAGCTTCAAACATAGGTGGCGTAGCGATCGATACTTTTCCAAGTACGACCGCGGTATTATTTCAGCAAACTTCTGCTCCTACCGCTGATTGGACTAAATCAACCACCTATACTGATCACGCATTGCGAGTAGTAAGTGGTAGTGCAGGCACTGGCGGCAGTGTAAACTATAGCAGTGTCTGGGCTAATCAACAATTTAGTGGTTCAGTTAGTGGTGTGACTAACAATAGTACAACATTGTCAACTAATCAAATTCCAAGTCATACACACTGGTGTTCTGCATACCCAGTGGACGATAACAATAGAACTGGAACACAAAGTAACGGCCAAACACACGGTGTAGGTAGTGACGCTGGCGGCTATACAGCTAACGATCCAAACTTTGGTGCGGGTCGAAACATATTAGGGCAGGGTGGCGGCGGCTCACACAACCATAGTATTTCACTAAGTTTAAGCAGTGGTGGAACGTTTGACCTTAGGGTTAACTATGTCGATACTATCATAGCTACTAGAAATTAATAAAAGGAAAAACTAAAAAATAAATAATTGCAAACAATAGTCCTGGTGATTTTGTTTGTAGATATTAAATTTAAGGAATAAAGATGAGATATACTATAATTACAGATGACAAGTTGGCCTATAAAGATACAACGGCACTCGAAGTTGATGTGTCTGTAGCCCCAGCTGATGTTCATGCATTACAATTTAATTCCAACACAAATAAAGGTTGGATTGAATTTAAAACTGACGATTTTGACCATAAAAAACCAAATGAGCCAATTACTGAATTGCCATCGTGGGCTGTGGCCATATTTCACAACTATGATACTGTTGCCTCGTTAAATACACAGCCTATGACTGGAGACCCAGAAACTGGCCGTTAATTTATACAGAGGAAGCAAATGGAACTTAAACCCGGAAAATTTTGTCCGTTAATAAAAAAAGATTGTGTTGAACTAAAATGTGCTTGGTTTATGCAGGTTAGAGGTAAAAACCCAAATACTGGCAAAGACATTGATGAATGGGGTTGTGCAGTAGCTTGGATGCCAGTCTTAACTATTGAAAATGCTAATCAACAACGACAAACAGGTGCGGCAGTTGAAAGTTTTAGAAATGAAATGGTTAAAGCTAATAATACTAACTTAGAAGTGTTAATGGCAGCGGCCGAAGCGGCACAAAATCCAGCACAAATTACTGCAACAATTCAAGATCCACTTAAAAAATTGCAACGTTAATATTCAATCCAGCCGTTTAGCAGATATTTAATACCTGTTAGCGGCGGATTGCCACGATGTGCATGGGTAAAATTGCAAGGATATAATAGTAAGGTTCCACAGTTAGCTGGAACTCTTTTTTGGCAGTATAAAAATTCAGTTTCTCCGCCCGATTCTACATCATTTAAATATATTTGATAATTTAAAAGTCGATTAGATACATGCCTACTACTAGATTCAAAATGCCACTGATGGAATCCTTGACCTGGTAATATTTTTTGTATCTTCATTTGATAAATTGCCTGCTTAGAAGCAGTTTCTAATATAGCATATTGATTAACATATGCCGGATAAAATATGTTAGTTATTGCTTCAACAACTTGTTGAGTTATTTTACCGCTATAGCTAATGTCATAGCTAAGGCTATCACTAAAATACACAGTACTATTATCTCTATCTAGCTTACTAGTGCCATGTTTTTCTTGCTGTCTAGTATAGCCAAATCCTCTAGCATTCTGATGCTCATAATAATCAATAGCATCTTGACAAAATTCAGGTGTAAATGCTGATGTAAATTCCCCAATAAAATTTTCAAATTTTGTTGTCATATCAAATCTACCAAATTGAATACTGTTTGAAGCTTAGTACGTATCGTTTTGTTACTAAAACTGTTACGCAAACCTTGATGTAGAGGTTTAGGAGCACGATCAATTATGGCCCACGCCCATGCACAATGTTCATCACTAAGTGTAGGAACAAATTCGCTTTCAATTACGCACAAGTAAGTGTGGAAATTAAATACAGAATCATTACTTACAAATGTCTCTATAGGGATAGTTTTTTTAATTTCAGGAAGAAATCCAATTTCTTCAACAATTTCACGCTGTAGACCCTGCCACGGTGTTTCACCTTGTATAGTTGTTCCGCCAACTAACCCCCAAGTGCCCTCGTGTTTACCGTGAGCTTTTTGTACTAGTAAAAATCGTCGTGTTGATTTAGCGTAGAATAATGCTCCGCTACAAACAATGCGTTCTGTTATAGTTCTAGTCTCCATGATCCTGGCTGATACTCACCTTCAAAACTCTTAACCCATGAAACTCCGTTCCACAAGTATTGTATTCCAGTGTATATATTCGTTTGCCAGATCATAGTAGTTGAATGTTGAGCGTATGCAAATATTACAACCCATGCACTACCAGTATATTCTATAATATCATTTGCTTTAGCAACAACATTACCCCATGCAACAGCATAATTAGTAGCAGTAGTACCTACAGTTCCAGTCCATTGACTATTTTTTGTATTAGCTGTTGATCCTATATCTTCTATAATTAGATAGCGGGTTCCTGCGGCAACTGTTCCCGGATTAAAAGTCAACGGATTAATTATAGCATCAAACGTACCAGTACTATTAGGTCTATAACTAGTAGAGGCATTATATCCTGATTCAAAATCTAAATGTCCTAAACTATCTATGCCGGTATTAGTTACAAGGGTATCAGTATCCCAATTAACTAACATGATCACGCTGTCAGTTACATTACCACTAGCATCGACTGGTAGTGCTACAGTACCTACTACTTCAGTTCCGTTACTTTGTGTTAAAAATACCCTACTAGATCCTGCTATAAATTTTCCAGGATACCGATCAAGAACTTCCTGCCAATTAATCGGAGTACCGTTTCTTTGCGGTATACCTAATGTTGGTTCTCTTGGAGTATATCCTTCACTAGGTGATAATAATACAGCTTGTCCGATTCCGGATGTATTATTGTATACTTGTAAGACATAATCTGTAATAGTTACAATTTCTCTAGCTAGTAAATCACCGTAACTAGTAGTACCTGTACCTGCCAGGTCTTCACCTAATCCATCAATATATCCTGTCGGACTAGTTTCAGCAGACCCCCAAAGGCTTGTAACAATTTTTGTAATAACACCAAGATGTTTAACTTTAACAGGTGGACTGATCCAGATAGGTGTGTCTAATGTTAGTGTAGCAATATCGATTGGAGTATCATTTCCTACAGGTACTGTACGACTGCTCCAACCGATATCATTTAAATTTAGGACTGTTAGGCTAGTCCAATCGATATAGTTATCAGTAGTCTGTAATTCTAAACTAGGATTAAACAATACTAAGATCTGCTCTAAGATCTGCAACTTTTGATCAGTATTTGCACTCCAGATATCGCATTTCATAGTCAATTTAAAAGGTGTAGGCATCAAACGTTCAACTGTGTAGTTTCTGCCCTGTGTTTGATTATAAGTTACATGTCCTGTAACAGGATCAACTTGTGTATCGCGTTCACGAAAATGCATTTTACTAACAAAAGAAGCATCACTAGTTCTATTTCTATCTAATGCAAGACTGCTAACATAAACACTGATTCTAGGTGTGCTATTAACTTTATTTTCGCTGTTATTTCTTATGATGCTGGCAACTTGTCGATCAGCATCTCCGTATATAACTGGAATACGATGTAAAGTTCCGTCACCATATTTAACAACAAAATTACTCAAAACACGAATCGTCTGAGATATGTAACGTCTTATTTGTCCGTCATAAAAATGTAACATTAGAAATCCGCCTTGGGTTTAAGAGCAGTACTCAAACTTGAGCGTTGAGCTTCTCTATAATTATATAATGAAACTGACCAAACACCATCATATGGTATAGTTTGCCCAGCTGGAAGTGTTATTTTTAGTTTAGTTTTTATAATTCCTATACTATCTGTATAACTATACGAACTTAATATTGTTGGATAGTCTGAAATAGCATAGCCTAATTGAGTTATATCTAATTTTAAAACTACATAGGCCGCTGTAATATAATCAATCAAGGTATAAACAACAGTAGTACCAGTTAAAATATAACCATCAGCTTGACCAGTTATTGGTGAAAGATTATGTGAGAACCCTGTCGCAACTTGATCATTGTATGTATAGTTGGTGTTGTTGATAAATTGACTGATATAAGATTGTCTTGTGTCGCTATTGGTCATATTCATTCGAACTGCATCTTCTACTTTAACCCAGCGTGTACTATCAAAGCGGAATAATCTATTAGGAAGAAAATCAGTTCTTAGGAAGAAATCATCTTGCTGAGCACTTGCTGGAAATTGAATACCAAAACCAAAGTCATATCCGTTAACAGGAAATCCATCTCCTACCAAATATCCGGTATAACCAGTACGTGCAGGTATACTGTTTGATGCACTAGCCTTGATGTTGCTGACATTGCTAGCATCTAATGTAGATTCGTCAGCAGTTTCTAGCATAGGTTTACCTTGATCATCAACAGCTAGTGTATAAAACTGTCGAGTTTCATATCCGCTCTTAGGAGCATCGGCTTCTGCTTGTGCAATCACTTGGTTATTGATCGCTATTTCTTTGTTATAGGTACTGAGTAGATCTTTAAGTGTTGTTCCAACAACATCATCGCCGTTGGCATCCTTAGCCGCTTGGTTAAAAATCTGTGCAAATTGCTGATTGTCTGTGACTTTCTTGCATTTTAGTCTGTATAAATGTGGGTACCAAGTTACTGAAAATCCTTCGCTAGCACGACCTACATCTTCGATTACATAATAACGTGGTAATGTTAGGTCAAAATCATTGAGTGCAAAATCATCACGTAAATGCGGCAATTCAAACACATCGCCTGAAATAGGTTTACGACCGATAGTTTTAACTATGTCATTAATATGAACGGTCATATAAATTGTATCGTTATCTATAAAAAGACCAAACTGACTAAGATTAAAGTCGATATTTGCCACACTATAAATGCCGCGTATGCGATAAATTTCAGTATCATACGCACGATCACGATTTTCTAAAAATAAAAGATCTTGTATATTTGCCACATTTTGCGTGGCATAAACTGGTTGATCAGCTGTACCTGACGTTTTTATAGTAGGTCCTAGATATTTGTGCAGGTATAAATCAGTGCCCCCAGCTTGAAACATCTCGCTAGCTTGGCGATCTATAAACTTATAATCTTGCCCGCGTTCGGGCTTGTATAGGGAAAGTCTTGGCATATGATATTTATCGTTAGATAAATATGAGTGGAGACCAAAATATGGACGATCTAGCACCTTCAACACAAAGTAACAGCACAATTGAACGAAATAAGGTATTTGATTACGTTAAAGCCATGCTGGGCGATGGCATGGTTGAAGTAGAATTAGATCCAGTCCACTATGAAACTGCGCTAGATCGTGCGTTAAATCGTTACCGTCAAAAAAGTCCCAACGCAGTAGAAGAAAGCTACAGTTTTTTAGAATTAATACAAGATCAAAACGAATATAGATTACCTGATGAAATTATCACAGTTAGACAGGTTTTTCGTAGAGCAATCGGATCGAGAACGGGTATGGGTGCAGGTGGAACATTGTTCGAACCATTCAACTTGGCGTACACAAACACGTACTTG